ACAGACTGGGGGCGTTGCGGGGCTCCGCCCTTTTCTATCTGTCAAGCAAAAAGAATTATGCAGTTATAGTTTTTCTCAAATTTTTTATAGCAAAGTTGTAGATAAACTATAGTTATTCTGCAAATGGGATTAAAGTTTTTTGGGGGTGCTTGCCGATAACTCAAAATGTTATGAAAAACAATGCCATCAAAAAACATAAAGAAATTCTGCCCATGTATGTAAAGGGCTTGTATCAGCGAAAATATACACTGAAACAAGCATCTGAATCAACCGGATATTCGATCGACCATTTGTGCCGGCTCCGTAAAAAATATGCGTCTTTTGGAAACAAGATTTTTGAGCACGGAAACAGCGGCCGAATTCCTAAAAACAAGGTGTCTCAAAGCCTGCGTGAAAGAATAGCCCTGCTTTATTCAGGTCAGTACAGCGATGTCAATTTTTCATATTTCTGCAAGTGCCTTGAAGAATTTGAGGATATAAAAGTTTCGATTGCAACCTTAAGAAACATTATGAAGGAATACGGGCTTACTTCTCCAGAAGCTCATAAAATCAAGAAAAAAAAGCAGGTACACCGTCCACGTCTGCGCCGTGACTGCGAAGGTGATTTACTGCAGGTTGACGGTACGCCTTTTGCCTGGTTTTACAAATTCGGTAATGACAAGCGTTATTGCCTTACGGGCGGAATTGACGATGCAACCGGAAAAATTACCGGACTTTACTTTACTGAAAATGAATGTCTTTACGGTTATCTGGAAGTATTGCGTCAGACGTGCGCTACTTATGGTGTACCGCGCGAGGTTTACTCAGATCGTGCCGCTATTTTCTGCTACACTCCGCGCGAAAAAAATCTTTCACAGTGGGAAAAGCTGGAAGTAATGCACGAAAAAAGAACGCAATGGCAGCGCATTTGTGAAGAACTGCATATCCATCAGATCCTTGCATGGTCACCTCAGGCAAAAGGAAGGGTTGAACGAATGTGGAAAACAATTCAGGGTCAGCTCCCAATATGGCTTTACAAAAATAACGTACGTACCGTAGAAGAAGCAAACTCAGTGATTGCAAATTATGTAAAAAGCTTCAACAAAAACTATGCAGTAAAACCATCTGACGACGAAAACTTTTATATTGATGCACCTAAAAATCTTGATGATATTCTGTGCGCTCAGTTTGTCCGCCGGGCTGACGGCCGTGGCTGCATAACATTTCAGGGCACGACTTTCTATGCTCCCAATGCTCCAGATTTTTCGCACTGCGATGTTCTTTTGTGCATAAACGAACACGGACTGTTTGCAAAATATCAAGACTGTTACTATCCGCTTATACCTACGGAAAATTTTGTCCGTCAGGTTTACGGTGAGAATATGCCTCAGGTAGTAGTAAACATAATTTACCGCTACCTGTACGCTTTCGCAAAGGAAGTCAGTGCCTGACAGTTGCCATTTCAAAATCATGTATTTTTTCGCAAACTTCGCGCTTCCACTGTGAAATTCTTGATGGTGTCTTGTGGAATTTTTCAGAAAGTTCCGTAATCGTAAAGCCTTCAATAACATCACTGATAAAAGCAAATTCATGAACTGTAAGAGGGCTGTCTTCCAGTTCAGCATACAATTTAGATTTTTTTGTTGTGCTGATTTTCTTGTAAAAGAAATTAACTGCCGGTGATTTCTTGCTCATTTTTTTTAACTCCTACTAAAATTATAGGAATAAAAATGAACAAACTGTTGTGTGATTAATCACATAAGCCCTGCGATTATCATTGCGATTCAATCTTTTGCTTTTGCGATTCAATCGCAGGGCTTTCCTTGATGTATTTATGGAGTAATTCCGTTTTTGTGCAGCATTTGTTTCGTTCCATAGCGTTCTTAAGGTGCTTTGTTACGGTATTCGGAGAAAAGTTTTTTATCTCCTTCTGTAATTTCCCTTTTGAAAGCTCACTAAGTATAAGACGTTCTTCGCCTGTTAGGGTCAATGTTTGTGATGTTTTTTTTAAAACTACAAATTCAATAAAAGAGCATATCCAAATACAGTTCAGGACGTGTATTCCTATTGTTGGAAGTTCATTCTGTCTATATACAAGCGCCGGTATTATATTAGCGCCGTAAATAATAAGCGCTGGTACTGTAAGACATGGAGTTGCAATTATTGCAAAAATTACAAATACAATGCTGGTGTAATTGTAAAAGTTGTTGAAATATAAAAGCGTGTATGCGTAAATCAGAATTGAAGCGGAAAATCCTTTGCGTCTAAATAAAAAAGTTGAAATAGCAATAACAAAACAAAAAGCCGAACGTACAAAACATTGCCAATGGTCTGTTTTAAAACTATAAACTAAATGAAAAAAAGCAAGTAGCAGGTGAATTATAAAGATAATTAAAAATCCCCTGTCTGCTTTTAATTCCTTATATTTTTTTGAGATGGCTAACATTTTATTATTATATACTAAGATACTAGGTTGATACAATAGAAAATCCCCCGTGTTCGGGTGGGAGGGGAAAAAGAACACGGGGGAAAGTATTTTTTATAATTGTTTATTCTTCATCTGGCGGATGTGTTGCTTCGTGTAAAGCAGTTACCGCAAGTTCTGTTCTGTACATATATTCCAAAACGCTTTTACAGTAGCCGTATGGAAGTATAAGATATTCAATTGGTTTTTCAGGTTCCGTTACTTCCTGTTTGTTTTTATCCAGCGGTGTTATCTTGATTTGTTCCGGGCTGGGTACGGCCGGAAAGTAAATTTTTTTAACAACCGTTGTTTCCGGCGTCAGTACGATTATTTCTCTTTCTGCCTTTTTCGGACTGCTTGCGCAAGAGTTCAAGACCAGCATTAAAAGAACTAAAAGTATTGCTTTCATTAATCTTCTGCCGTAATTCTTCACTCTCTTTTTCTCCTTCCGCCATGCTTTCGGCGATTTTTTCATTAACATTATTCACCGCTTCTGCTGCGGCTGCCTTTTCTTCCGCCTGTTTCTTTTCTGCTTCAAGATGGGCGATTTTTTTTTCGTCCTTAGCCTGCTTATAAAGCACATAAAACAAGGCGCTGAAAAAAGCTCCAAGCGCACTAAGAATTGTCAGAAGTTTCTTTATCATCTTTTACACCCATCTTTTTTAAAAAAGCTTCATACAAAAATGTACTGGCTCCCAGGATTACCAGCGTATAGTAAAATACTTCTTTCCAGCTGATAAAATTAGCAAATACAAGAGTAATCGAGATAACAACACTCCAAAAAAGACTAAGCCATATTTTTTTATGGTCAAAGATTTTGATTTGTTTTTTTGTGGCTGTTTCGACAATATCCTCAATAAGACTTGCAATAAACAAGCTCCCGTAAGTAAGCATAATTACTGCAAAAACTGCAATGATAACACAACCTGGGATAAACTCCTTTATAGTATTAATAAGACTACCAAAATCCACTTTTTCACCTCTCTATTTTTTATACTTCAAAATGCGGACTGTCCTTGAAGTCCTTCCAGCGTCCGCCCCATTTCAGGCCGTTTGCCTCTCCAATTTCTCCCATGCGCTCCCAAACTCCTGCAGGTGCATTCCACCAGATTTTACCGTCCTTGCACGGCACAAAATCACAAGCCTTGCCGCTCATGTGATTGCTCTGCAAAGTCTGAGTTTTGATAGTTGCCGCTTCGTCGCGCCCGATATCGTAAAGACCGGCTGCCGCATACATCCGTCTTACGTCTTCATAGCGCATACGACCGCAGGCGTAATAAGCCATCTGAACACTAAGGTCACGCAGGCTTTCATTTACGCATACCTTTTCAACCTTGCATTCTTTCAGCATTGAATCATTATTCATTGCTTCAAGTGCCGTCTGGAATTTCTTCTGTACAGAATAATCCAGGTCGCTGATTTTTTTATGCAGCATTTTTACCCCCTTATTTTTCAGCTACAAACTTTATTTTTCCCTGTAAAAGCAGGTCCATTTTTGCATTGAGTTCCGCAAGGTTTTTATTAATTTCCCGCGTGTCTCTGTCATTCACAATCTGCCTTGCCCTGATTTCCTGAATTTCGCGCGAATTGTTTTCAATTTTGTTCTGACATACTCCGAATGTTATACCGCAGCTTAAAATAGAAATTCCCAGTGATACTATAAGCCCGTAATTAATCTTCTTTTCTTCGCCCATGATTAAATTGTAAATCTTTGTAAAATCAAAAATCATAAACACCTATAAAAAAGGGGAAAGTTTTTACACTTTCCCCAAAAATGAGAGTTTGAGCTTACATCATTCTTCTACGCAGGCTTTCTTCCCAAGAGTTAATCCAGTCATTATACAGCTCGCTGTAGACGTCGGCCGTCGCAATGCTCGTGCCGTTCATGCTTGCTTCCTGTTCTGCTCTTGTCATAACGCTTTCAATGGCTCTCTTGCATTCCGCCATTTGTGCAAGGCGGGATTTTGCACGCGCGTACATTGCACTGGCGATTGAAGTTTCGCCCTCTGCTGCAATCTTTTCAGCATAATCTACCAGCATATCCGCGTCTTTAAGATCGTCCATCTGAACTTTGAGTAACATTCCGGCTATCTTTTTGTAGTCCATAAGTCACCCCCGCGCTATTTTGCTGCCGGTGTCGAAGTTGCAAGTTTTGTATCGATGTAGTTTTCAAGCTGGGTTGTCTGTGCAACCTGACTTGCTGCAAGCTGTGCTACAAGAATTTCCTTGTCCTTGTCGCTGATTTTGTCGCGCAAAGCCTGAATAGTCTGATCCTGGATAAGCTGGCGTGTAAGCTGTCCGTCTGCAAGGATTGTTGCCTTAATATCGCAACATGTAGTTGCCATTTCTCCGGCAAGATTTCCAAGTCCGTTCTGTACACCGGCAAAGCCCATGTTTACAGTGTTCGCAAGATTTCCAATACCGTTTCCGATATTCTGGAAAGTAATTGCGTCGTTTACATCGGCCCTTGTCAAAGCTCCCTGTACTGCTGCGTTATTTGCTCCGCCGCCCCAGGCACCAAAGCCGCCGCCCATCATCATAATGAAAAACAGAATTAAGATAATAATTCCGTTTCCCTCAAGAAAACTTCCGTTTTCCATAGTTACTCCTTCCCGGACTTCATCGCCCGGATTTAATTTTATTTGCAAACACCGTCGCCAGTGTTTTTGCTTTATTTAGCATTACAGGCGGGACCTTACCGCTTGCAAGAAGCTCATTCAAAATAGCCTGCGGATCCTTTCCGCTGCTTTCAATCTGTTTTTTGAAGTTCATAAACTGCGACATAATATCGCCGTTGCCTGTATTCTGCCCCGCAAAACCGGCAGCCTTATTTTTCAATTTGTTTAGAATCGTGCTTGCCATTTGCCGCAATCTCCTTAATCATGTTCTTAAGTTCTTTGACGTCACCTGAAAGCCTGTCAAACTCCTTCTTGCTCACCGCCCCGGAAGCTTCTTCCAGTTCGATTTCTTCATACTTGAAACTGCGTGTAGTTGATTTTCCGATTTCGTCGCATTCTTTGATATAAAACACGTCGTCGTTTGCGTCGATAAGTACAACACTTTCGCCCGGATTCAGATTAAAGCCACGTGCTTCATTAAGCCCCGCAACCGTAATAACTCCGCGCTTAGGCTGCTGGGCCGGCGCCTGATTATTTCCAGTCATTCCGGCAAGTAATGATGTAGCTATTGAATTATAGTCAAATCCCATATTTTCAAACCTCTTGCCCTAATCATAAGACAAGAAAGAAAAAAGAGAATTGAAAGAAAATGTAGAGTTATTGTAATTTTTGTGTAAGATAAATGCCGATTTTCCGCAAAGCCCGGCTCTTAATCAGCGCAACACTGTCCTGCGATAAACAAAAAAGTTCCGCCATATCATAAAGCCTTTTGCCTTCCAGCTCCGTTTTTTCAACGATAGTCCTTTCCTGCACCGTCAAGTTTACCGCTTCCAAAAGCCCCAGCACCTTTGCTTTATCAACATCCGCCAGCGCAACTTTGGCCAGCTTTGCAATTCCTGTTATCATAAAAAAAAAGTTTAACCCACAAGAAGCGGATTAAACTTTTAAACACTACAGTTTTACTATAGTTTTATTGCAGTTTTTCGTCAGGTTTTTCTTTATCAAGAATAACCGTAAAAGAATATTTGGTGGGCAAAACGTCTTTTTCTTCAATGCCGTAATAAGTTGCGATTATTTTCTTAAGGTCTTTTTTAGTCAAAACTATAGCCTCTTTCATTTTCTATGCCCCGTTCATATAGTTGTTTAGAAGGTTATTATAATAACTATCCATTCTTAAAATCCTATGATAGCAATTAAATTTTTTCAGTTTTTCTTTTCTCCATGATTTATATTCATAATAGATTTTAATTAAATTCATTCCGTCAGAAAACTTCTTTTTCAAAACCCGCTTCTGCCTTTGAAATCCGTCTTTAGCAGGAATTTTCACTATCTTTCCGTTATCTTCAAAAATGTATTTTGTTTTTAAGAAAGTAAAGCCTTTTTCAAGCGGTCTTATGCAGGTTTTCTTCAAGTTGATATGTATTCCAAGTTTCTGACATTTTTCTTTCACTTTTTCAAAAGTTTCAAGAAGCTTTGTTTTTGAACTGTCAATAATATAACTGTCATCATTATATCTGCCAGAATATTTATGACCTTTTACCGTTTTGATTAAATGGTCTACTTCATTTGGATAAATCAGTCCGACACTTTGGGATAACTGACTTCCGATTCCCATTGATTTTTCAATAAACCTTTCGCCTTTAGTACAGGGATTTACACCTTCGTCTTTAAGAAGGTTCATAATTCCATAAGTCATTCTCTGTATTGTTTCTTCATCCCTGTCAGAAACATCTACAAGAAACATATCTATAAACTTATCGCATAGAGAAAGGACATATTCATCATCCGTCAATCCCCTTAAAATCTTTCTTACTTCGCTGTGCAAAATATTGTCATAAAACTTTGAAAAATCCATAAGAAGGATATAACCTTTCCAGGAATTACCGTTACTTTTATAGTATTTATTCAGGTGGACTGACAATCTTCTTCTAGTATGCCCGATACCTTTTCCTTTACGGCTTGCTCCGTTATCATAGCTGATTTTCTTTTCAATAAGCGGATTTAATTCCATATCGCAAAGAGTATGAAGCGTTATTCTGTCTTTTACAGAAACGGCTTTTACAAGCCTTGTATGTCCTCTTTCGTTGATAATAAATCGGTTTAATCTGTCTGGCTTATAATTCCCGTTTTGATGTTCTTCTTTTAATTCTATAAATTTTGAAAGCCTTGAACATTCCCAGGTCATTACGCTTTCTTTCCAGTCACTATTTGTTTTCGTCTTATTAAAAGAAGCGTTAATTTTATTTAAGTCTGTAAAATCTTCTTTTCCCATAATAAAAAAAACTCCTGCCTTATAGTTGACATCAGCCGTAGCTGGCAACGTACAGAATAACTTTAACTCTTTCGAGTTAAGATATGCACTCCTTCCTTTTCCGTTTAATTTCGTTCAAAAACTACTTTATGGATTAGATTCGGGGACGACAGCCATTCGAGTTACTAGCGTCGTTGTTGTTGGCATTGCCGTTGTCGTTGACATTGCAGGCGTTAGACGAACTGTTAATATTCAGCGCATACCTTTTTATTTTCCTGCCTTTTTCTAAAATCCCTTGCGTCAGTTTTTCTCATTTTTTTCAAATTAGCTTTTTCTTTTTCAAGCATTTTGCATAACTGTTCGAGTGAATTTAAGTTAAGGTTGAAAATATCAGCTATATAATCCAAATCCCTTATTAAGGCTTCATTGCTTGCAATAGCTGCATTTACATAAAGCCTTCTTTGCATTAATTCCCCCTCTGACTGCGGTATGTTTGAATTTGCCTTTACAACATTTCTGTGCAAATTAATGGCTTCATCAATCATACTGTTTCTTGCTTTTTCGATTATCCACGGGGGAAATTCTTCAAGAACCTTGCTATCACTCAAAGCAGGGTATTTGTCGCAAAGTTCTTTCAAGATTTCTTTATCTTCATCTGTAAGTTTTGCTACTTCAAAAAGATTCGAGACTTTTCTCACTCTACTTCTTATGCCAAAATCACGCAAGCACCATTGTGTAATTATTCGCCTTAATCTGTGTGCATAAGCTACGGGCGAGTATTTATTATCGTGCCTGTCTTTTGCTAGCATTGCCATATTTAGTCCTTACAAGCCCCACAAGGGGGCTTGATTAATTCAATTCTGGCTCACCGCCAAATAGGAAGCGGGGACGACAGCCAAGCGAGGCACTAGCGCCGAGGTGGTAGGCATGGCCGTTGTCGGCGACAAAGCAGGCGGCAGACGAACTGGTAACAGAAATCAGCCAGAAATTATATTCAAGTCCTACTGCTAATTCTGGCATTAACCCAAATAAAGCTAACAATGTGCAGGCTGTTCCTGACTGATAGCCGTTGCCGAAAATAGAACTTCCATATATTTCTACTTCGGACATTGGAGAAAGGTATCTTAAAGCACTTGCCCAACCCCAAGTTGCATCTCCCTGTGGTTCAAGAGGATTAAACCCGATAATTCGTGATGAGCCGAAGAAAGTATTAATTTTACCGAGAACGCTAGGGCCTTCCATTACAGCTTTAATGTTAGAAGAAGGATAACCGCCTGAAGTTGTATTAGTTGTATTCCATTGAGCCGAAGCCATAGAATAATCCGGCACGATAACAGCATGGTGTTTATCAACTTTCGTCGGATGACCCCTTTTCATATAAGCATCCAAATCGGCTATTCGGCAAACTCTGTTTGAATCATTTGTATCAATGAAATAGTCGCCCGTCCATACATCGCTGAATGAGCCGTCTGCAATCATATTAAAAACTTCTTTGATTGTATAACCTAATCCGGGATATGTCGGTGCACCTGGAAAAGGCGTCGTCGGATAAAGCGTGTTCGGGTCACCATTCAAACAGCGGCCGCGGAAAATGTTACGGTGCATAACCGCAGAATTTAAATACCCGCTGATCACACTGAGCTTATTACAAAACTCATTAAGTGCAGTCAAAGCAAGCTCAACACTTGTCTTGTTCACACCGTCAATACTAAGCGGAGTTAAAAGCGTTTTCGGCTGCAGGTCCGGCAACGCCGCAAGTGCCTGTTGTACCTGCGTATCAGTAAATCCTGCAGCCTCAGCACGCTTAGCAGTATTATTCCATTTAAGGACTTTACCATCTGCCAGGTCCGCTTCCTCCGCACGTGTCAAAAGCGGCTGATTCTCTGACGCGTCAATAGCGTTATCAGTTACGCTGATATAGTAAAGCAAAGTGTATTTTGTAAGCGCTTCAAGAGCCGCAATCAAGCCTGCATCACTTACGGCCGTATCAAAGACAAAAGCACCGTCCGTTACAGAAAGAATTTCCTTCCAGTCCTCGCCGTCATAATGGAAGTAAGCGCTTTCCGATTCCAGCCAAACAACATTTTCAAGCGTAATCGAGTTTGCATTTGTAATGATGTGCTGCGGATAATTTTCTGCGGCGTTATGTGTCAATCCTGAATAATGTACGCCGTTGAATACACAAAGATTCTGATAGGTAGTTGCAGTGTTGGAAGCGCTGTCCGCAACGCGCCAGGTGCCGTCTTTATCCACTGCAATAGTTGCCATTTTGCCGTTACCGTCATAGTTTACAACCGCAAGGCCGGCCGCACTTCCCGGTGCAATCCCGTGCGAAGCCGCAAGGCGTGCAATGTAATAATCCTGCGCCGTTGCCGTTTCCTGCTGGTCAATAGTAGTAACGCCTGCTACGTTCAAGTTTCCTTCAATGGAAACATCACCCTTGAAAGTCGAAGATTTGTCTACTTCTAAATCGTCTTTTACAGTTGTTTTCCCTGTAACTTCCAAAGTCCCGCCAACAGACTGATTTCCCGTTACGCTCTGATTACCGCCGATTGCGGCCGCCCCGGAAGTCTCAAGACTGGCACCTTCAAGCTTACCAGTAGCAGTTACACCACCGGTAACCGATGTATCACCGCCAAAACTTGCAGCCCCGGAAGTTTCCAGTGTGCCGGTAATAGAAGTATTCCCGTTTACGTCCAGTCCGTTTTCTGTGTCGATACTGTCTGTCTTAATTCCACCGTTAAATGTTTTCTTTCCGGAAAAAGCCTGAGCGCCGGTAGTAACATATCCGCGTGCGCTTGCCGAAGCGTCCGGCGCACTTTTATGAAAGTTTTCAACGCTGATTCTGTGTGTTGTGCCGTCAGGGCCAGTAATCATAAGTTCATCGTTCTGATTTGCCGAAGTCTGTTCGGTCCAGGTTTTAGGTGTCTGCATTTTTTATTCTCCTTTCTTTTCAGTCCATGATTTAATCGGCTCTCCCTGCGCTGTCTGTTCGACAAACACCGGAAGCGGTTTGTTTTCATCCGGGATAACATCCTTAAATGAATTGTCAAAATCATCATCGATGTTAAAATCCTTAAACTTTGCCTTCAAAAGCTTATAAAACGGCGTCATTGCAAAATCAGCATTCAGAATAAAGCAGTCGCGCATAGATGGCTTTTTGCCACTTACCCGCGCTTCCTTATTAAGCCAGCTGTACACCGTTATCCTTAAAGTAATTCCCGTCTTATCGTCCGAAGAAATCCGCACGTCCTTTATCTTGTGATAGGTAAACTCCGCGCCGTACTCGTTTTCAACATTTCCTGCTATTGCCATACCACAATGATAGTGCAGCCCTTTTTAATAGGTCATAAACAAGAAAGAAATAAAGAAAAATGTTTTTGTGCAGTCCTGCCGATAATTAGCAAATATGGAAATTGTTTTAATTATTTTAGGTTTTATAGCAATTCTGTTAAAACCAGTTTTAAGACTTATTAATAGTTATAGGAATGATTATATGTCAAAAGAAATTATTAAAAATCAAGCTACAAAAGAAATTGAAAAAATCATTGATTGTTCAATAAAAATAACTAAGAATATTCAGAAATACTACAATCTGCCTTATAATTTAGTTGTTTTTGAAAATATAATATTTTTATTATTTTTAAATGATTTAAAGCTTACTATAAGAAATATGCCTGAAAAATATAAAGATTTAATTTTATCAGGTCTTTTTGGTGCTTTAGAAAAAACTAAAGCTCTTGATTATCAAAAATATAAAGATAACATATTAAATGTTATTGATTTGAGATTTCAAACTTATGCAAAAATCTATGAACAATATGATGTATTTGAAACTGGATTCCTTGAAAATGTTTTTAAATATCAAGCAGATTTATTTTTTGTAATAGGTAAAGAAAAAATACTGTCAAATTATAATCCATTTCAAGATTCATCTGATTATCAGTTAAAAACAAAATGTACAAATACATCTTTAATAAATCTTATTTCAACTAAGCTTGTTGATAATGTAGAACTTATTTTAGATTTTTATAAAGACTAAAATAAGTTTTTATTGCCAAAAGCATTATTATGCTTTATAACAGAATTGCTATGAAAAAACTATTTTTCCTTTTATTTCCATTATTTTTATTTTCAAGTTGTGAATATATTGCGGATAAGATTTGGACTAAAGAAGATATTACCTACATTAATAAATCGTCTTATGAAGTTATTTTTACGGATGAGGATAAAGCGCAATTTACATTACCTGCCGGAAGTAGCTGCACTGCAAAAGGGTACGGAAGCCCTAACGTCACTATAATTAATAACGTTCCTGTAAATTATTCCAAAGATTCGTATTCCGGCACTTTTACCGATATGACGCCTACAACTATTATTATAAAAAATACAAAAAACGAAGCTGTTATATTCCGTTGTGGAAATAGTAAATATAACTATAAAGAAACGTTGCCGGCTTCTTCTGAAAAAACTTTGAAAGTATTTTCCTATGATGGTATTTCTGTCCTCTCTGAAAAACAAACATTCGCAATTTCTTTTACTACAAACACTGTAAATGAAATAATTTATATTTATATTTAAACTATTCTTAAATACCCATTTGTATCGCGCCATATTGTCCCTGAAGCAGCGGGCTGTCCTGTAGGAATATTAAGAAATTTTAGAGTTTTTGAACCTACAGGAATTATAGATTTTGCCGTTACCGTATAAGGGTAGTCTACTGTTGTAATATCATCTACAAGCTTACTTTCGTCAACGTTTTCAACTCTTCTTGAGTTAAAACTAACGGAGCCTAACGTATTCCCTTCTTGATCCTTAAAAGTAACGGTTACTATATAGTATAATACATATACAATAAATCTCTCAAAATCTATTCTTTTTTGATAACTTACAGTAACACTATGATAATTGTATCCGGCGGTTTGTCCTTGTACTGCATATCCAAAAAAAGCATTAACAGCGGCAGCATTTTTAAACTCAAAAGATTCTCCTGCATTATGCGATATTACAGTCGTACTGCCCGGTTGTAAATTTGAGCAATATATAGTGCCATTTTCAATATTTCCCCTTATATATGAATTTTCACCAAGGGTAACGTTCCCCTTAATTTCTACGGTTTGATCAATAACAGTATTTCCACCAATAGCGCAATTTCCGCCTATATTTGTAGTCCCGATAATATTACAATTTCCACCTATTTGTGTATTTCCATTTGCCCATATATTACCGTCTGCGTCAATCTTCAATCCGCTTTTTATCAGCTCTGTATTAATAAACTCTGTTTTCTTAGAAGTAATACTTCCGTTTGTATCAAGAATAATCGTTCTTACTGACAAACTGTTAAGTGCTGCCTGGTTGCCAAAGAATGAATTGGCAAAAAGTGTTGCAAAATATCCATCTGTAATATCATGCAAAGACAAAACATCTTCCAGGCAGGACATATAGTATTCCTGATTCTGCGGTTGCGTTGCGTCCAAAAACTGCCAGGCAGGAGTTGCGCCCTCAACGTATTTATAAATCTTTGAATACTGCCAGTTTACGCCGCCTGCTGTGTGGTTTGTTCCTGAATAAACAAAAAACTGGCCGTCCCTTGCGTTCTGCGGTACGGTAGCAAAAATTCCAAGATAGCGCTCTCCAACCGGGTTAAACTTTCCGCTTTCATCCACGACATTAACAATTTCATCCTGTACTACTCCCGGGAAGTGACCTGTAAGATTAGAATAATCGGCCATACATGTAAAATAACGCCAGTCGTTTTCTGCCACTTCGTGCCAGGCCGCATTTTGATAGTAGTAAACTTTGTTAGCCGTAAAGTTATGATTACCAGTTCCGGGGGTTCCAAAAGTAAAAAGCGGTTCTCCGTTGGTGTAAAGCTGTTCACCGTTTGTATAAAGTTCCTCACAATCCAGGCTGGTTCCGTTCGTAAAAAGCCATTGTCCGTTTACATAAAGCACTTCGCCATTTGTATAAAGCGGCTCTGTAATGCTGAAATTGTCTGACGCTAAGAAAAACTGTCCTTCCTGAATGTAAAGTAATTCATCGGCAATATCGTCAAAAACCCCTAGATACTCTCCACCCTGAATAGTCCATTTGCCGCCCGTGTACTGGTAAAAGCGGCCGTGAAAAACCCTTACTTCGTTATCTTCTCCCACTTCGTCAAAAGATACCAAGACCTTCAGAAAGTAATCATCATTCAGGTTAGAAGTAATTCTAGTCTGCGTCATTTTTTCAGAATAGTAATAGCTTGAAAATTGGCTGTTAAACTCATCGCGGTTCTGAAGAATAGTTGATGCTTCCATATCATCAAAAAGAGAAAGGGTAACAAAGAGATATTTTCTAAGCTCTTCGTAAGTCTGCACATAGTCATTCCACCAGTCAGTACCTGCAAGTCCCCTTTCGCCTGCCTGATAGAGGAGGGCAGCATAGCTTTGTGTAATTGCTTCCCATTCCTTTTTCAAAATCTTTTTTTCAACAGGCGTAATCTTTCCGTCATCAGAAAGCTTTGACCAGTAGTCAGTAACTTTCGATTCTGTGATGCTTGTTTCCTGCTGGATCATGTCTACGGAGCGTTTTATCTCCCTGATGTTTTTGGACTTAACTTCGCCTAAAACTTCAATACTTCCAAAAACAGCATGTTCGCCCGCGTGATTTGCCTGTCGTAATCTCATAACCTTTCCTTACTCTCCAAGTATATCACCCATAAACCCGTACACGTCACCAACTCCGCGCTTTAAGTTCACGTCGCCTTCTTTGAACGGTTTACCCAAAAGCTTGTAAATCTCTTTAGTTCCTGATACAGGTGCGCCAAGTCCAAGTCCGATTCCTTCTGCCGTAAGTGCAGCAGCTTTCTTGAAGTCGCCTTTAGTTGCCTTTGTAAGCGCGTTCAAAAGCTTTGTTGCTGTCGGTGTCATATCCGTTCCGCTGGAAGCAAAGTTACGTTTACCAGTTATTGCTATATCCATAAAGTTTGTAAACTCACTTCCTAGCATAGGAATAGCGTCGGTAAACTGTGTTGTAGAGTAGAAAATAAGGTTTCTAAGCGCCTGCAAGTCCTTGTCCTCGCCGTCGTCGCCCATAAGTCCGTCCATAACACTGTTCATAAAGATTCCGGCCAAAACATACCCAAAGACAGTTCCCGCAATTCGCGCAAATTCCTTCTGTCTTACCGCATAAGGAATATCGTAGCGGATATTCTGCCATATAACGTTGAGTGAGGTTTGGAATTGCAGGAATGCTTTCATAGCTTCTGATTTGCCTTTAAACATTGGCGCTAAGTCAGAAAGTCGGGAAGAAGGCTGACACTGGCGCGTACAGTCGTCCGCATACTGAATGGACAGAAGTTCCAGATCGTCCGTGTATTCCTGATAGGCCTTAGCCTTAATTTTATCTTCCGTCAGATAGCCTTCTGATTCAGGCTCTAAACCAGCGTTTTTTTCTGTAAGTTCTGCAATTCTGTTTTGTATCTTTGCTTCGTTTGCTTTCTGTAGTCTTGCATACTCTTTTTTATAGCAGGCATACCAGCCCGGCGCAACGCAGGCCCAGTCGATCCACTCTAAGCCCTGCATACCCATTGCAGTAATTTTACTCCAATTCTTATCAAGCTTACTCTTTGCGTTTTCCTTCACTTCATCAACAAGATCTTTCATAGGGTCAAAGCTTCTTGTTTTCATAAACACCGACTTTTCTTTAATTGTGTCATAAATCTTTTTACCCGGTGTAAGACATTCGACACAAGCTGCCAAGTATTCTGCTGGATTTACAAACTGCATATATGGCCATGGGGATGTTAATCCCTGCTTAATAATACCTGAGGCTTTCCAGCCAAGATAAGCCGGTGCAGTTCTTCCGCGTAATGTGTGCAAAAACTCCGAGCCTGCTTCGATTATCTTTCCTGCATTAGGGTTAGCAACTTCACTTATATAATTGTCAATGTATTCAACTGCATATTTACCATATCTTGATTCGATAATACCTCTTGTATATGTAGAATCCCGTCCGGTATAAACATCACGCAATAATTTTACATAAGGTGCATAAGCTATAAAATGTTCCGTTCTTTCAACCGAACTAGCCCAAGTCTTAAATAAACCCGTCTGTACCGGCTTTTGATTCAGCGGTGATATTTTCTTTCGCTGCTGGGTCATACCTTTGTTTACTCCGGCTCTGTCCTGTCCGTAAGCTCTTAATAAATCTTCCTGTACCTGCTTTTCGTTTGTTTCGCCGTTTGCTTCAAGTCTTACAAGTGGTACATAACAGTTTACACGGTTAACCGGTAAGTTGAATTCATTAATGCTTACTTCGTTCATTCGTTCGTACTGATCCGCATAGTCATTCTGAATAACCTGCATAAGCGCATAGAATTTAGGATTTTCTTCAAGAAACTTATTTGCAGCTTTCAGAACAGTAGACCAGCGCTCTTTACACAAGCTGATATACTGCTGTGCGCCCGGTGTGCGGTTTATTAAATCTTCCATTTCTGCGTCTTTCAGGTCTTTATCAAGCTCAGCCCAAGCCTGCTTTTGTTCCTGTGTTGCGCTATCGCTTCCCATAACTCCGAACATAACGGCATTGCGGCTTGTCGGTGCAAAATCATCATTTGCGGCAAGCCCTGTTAATCCGTCTGCGACTTTGCTTTCATCTTCTTCAAAATCCTTGTCGGCAGCTAAGAAGTATAAAAGTTCATCTACACTAAACTTTGTACCAAGTTCCTTAACTTCAACTATGCTGGCAAGTTCAAACTCGTTGATTTTGTTGTCTTTCATCATGCCTTTTACGGCTTCGCTTCTTTTTACAATAGATCGCTGTTTTGAACTAAAACAGTCGTTTTCCTGCCTGTAAAGAAGCTGATAGTTTGCGCCTTCTTTGTTTCCATCAAGTATTCGTGCAACGCGAAGCATATTTGCGTCGTCATATCCATTAAATAATCTGTCTAGTTTTGCTAAAAATCCACTTTTCTTTGCAGCTTCCGTACCCTTAAAGTCTTTTGACTTTCCAAGTATTTTTGCAATTTTCTTTTCTTTTTTTGCCTTAATCTCCGGCGGATCATCATCATTGATTACAATTCCCGTATTTCTTACGGTGTCTTCAATCAATTTTCGATAGCCTTGCGCTTCTCGTTTTCTTGCAAGTATTTTAGCCTTGCGGAGTTCTACACCTTCCTTATGTAAATTATTTACTACCTGCGCAAGCCTTAAGAGGTCGTCAGTGGTCCAGGTTACGAAAGACTGATTAACAATTTTGTCAAACAATTCGTCGCCTACTGCGTCTTTTACCATTTGGCCTATTTCGTTAGAAAACTCCAAAACGTAAGTTTTTTCCGTCTGCTGTTTACCGTTGGCGTCCATAACCGGATAGCCTTCTTCATCATATACAGGGCGTTCAACTTCTTTTGTAGTTATATCAAGCTGTAAAGTTTTTCGTCTTTCTTCTGCAAGCTCTGCAAGATTAAGCCACCTTACCCAGTTTTCTTTTGGTAGATGTTTAATAGCATAGCTTTCTTCTGCTATTCCCCAGCTTTCAAAGTCTTCAAGTTTGGTTGCGTTTTCCAGCGACTTATAAAAATCCTGAAATACCTGAGTATCATTTTTCTGTGCGCGAAGATATCTTAAAATCTGCTCTTTATAGTCACTATCTGTAAGTATCTGTGTAAGAATTGTTTTTAATACCGGGTTTTTACGTCCTATCCAGCGGTTTATACCACCTATGATATTAGGCTCTATCATTCTTTGAATTGCAATAATTTTTCTTGCATTTGCAAAATCAACTTTGCTTAAATCAACTTTTCGTAAAGTTCTCTTTACAAGATTTAGCCTTATTTTTTTTATTTCATCAACGCGATTCTTTTCTTCTGTTATTTCCTGTACTTCTGCCTTAATCTTTGCAGCCTGTTCCTGTGCGTCAAGAATTTCCTTAAGGTCATCTGTAATTTCCAAGCTGTCTTTAAGGTCAGAAAACTTTCTGAAAACTTCGTGGTAAGATGTTTCCATATCTTCCAATTCACGCTGATAACGTTCTGTAAGCCTTAAGCCCTTCTTAAGAGGATTTGCAATTCGTTCCTGAACAGTTTTTGAAACGTTTTCTTTTCGATTCTGTAAGTCAAGTAACTTCTCGTGAGTTCTGACAAGCAGCTTTCTTTCCTCGTTTGCAATGTGCATATAAGCGTTATTAACTTTATTGATCAGGCGTTCGAGTTCCTTTTGTCTGTCATTATCTTTTTTTTCAAGGCTCTTAAAATAGTTATCCAGTTCGTTATCAAGAGGAATAACACCGGCTTTAATTTTTACCTTCATATCGTGATTATGCAATTCTTCTGCGATATTCTTTAATTTTTGTGGTGATTGAAATTCAAGATCATCAGGCATTGCAATATCGTAATAACGTTTTTCGTGCTTAGCATACTGTCTGTAAAGTTCAGCAGCTCTTGTATCAAGTTCGTTTACGCGGAAGCGTTTCTGCTGCATGATAGAAGCGTAAATATCTCTGTATTCACGTACCTTATAGCGGTCTGTAAGTTCTGACATAATGCGCTTTCTAAGTCCCGGTTCAAGCTCTTTCCCTGCTTCAACTGCGTTTATTGCTGTTCGCCAGTTTCCTGAATTAAGCTTAAATTCAATAAATTCTTTTAATAATTCTATGCGTTCTCGTTCTCTTGCGCCTTCTTCGTCCATGTGCGCCCATTCTTCTGACGATAAATCTTCTTTGGTAATTGCAGCAATCATTTTTAAGAAGTTATCCAATACGGCAGGATCCTTTCTTACGTAAGAAATAAAAATATCGTCCATAAGTTCCGGCGTGTCTGCGTTCTCTTCTTCCGCTGCGGCTTTCTGTTCTGTCTGCTGCTCTTCGTCTTTCTTTACGCTCTGCGCCATGTTCCAGGTATCTTTATACCAGTTCTCGTCTGCTGTGTATGGCACGGCCGTATCTTCTTCCAGTCGCTTTCCGTGCTGCTCGTAAAATTCCATAAAGTCCTGCCAGCTGTCAAAATCTCTTGCGTCCTTATAAAGTTCTTCCTGTGTCTGAAATAAAAGATGATCAATAATCTTTGCGTCTTCATCATTAAAGATTACATAGTTATAAGCGCCGTTCCCGTTTCCGTGAATAGTTCCGGCCGGGTATTTGATTCCGGCGTAACCTAGTGAGTGTAAAAACTTACTGGCTTCCTTTTCATTCCCTAATATAATGCTTAATGCTTCATATAAATCTTCATTAGTTCCTTTGCCTGTTTTAGACTGATTATTAATTGTATATAATAATTTACCTTCCATTGGTAAATCTTTTATATGATTTGGCAGCCAATAAGTTATATTTTTGTTTTTTTCTTCAAGAGCTTTTGCTATTTTTCTTACATTTCTTACACCAGCTTTCTTATCCCATTCTAAATATCCGTCGTCCGGGATTTCAACGGTGTAAAGATTAGTAGCGTTTATACTATCAAGTTTAGATAATTTCCCACTTGCTTTATTATCAATATATGGGTTATCCGGTTCTGCTTTAAAGTCTTTAATTTGTTGTTCAAGATAAGCTTTATACTTTGTTTTATCAAAATCGAAACTTCGCAAGTCCTCAAATATTTCTCGTTCAAGAGTGCCGCGTTCATAAGGATTATCAGCATATTTATCAAACTGTTTGCGGTTTCTTTCCGCATAATCCCGTGCAATTTCTTCGCTGTCTGTCAAATAAGTTCCATATCCAAAAGACATGCTGCCTTCGCCAGAAAGTCCATACTGTTCTGTATTAAACTTATCAAAGTTTGCGCCCGATCCGTGGTAAACTGTCTGAAAGAGGATAATTTTATCAACTGGCGACACGTCTTCCGTTTCTTTAAGAAGCTTGTTTACTCGCTCTGCAGGTGAAAGCTTCATACGTGTTTCAACGTTACGGCTTTCTGTTTCTCCTGCAAGTCTTAAATATGCTTCTCCCGGTGTTATCCATTCGCCGCTATCCGTCTGATATTTTCCTAACTGACTTGCTTCCTCTGTTGCTTCCTCTTCTTTTAGTTTATATTTTTTGTACTCCTCATAGTCAGGGTGTTCCATTTGCTGTTTTTCAAGATAATCAAACCAGCTGTCTAATGTTTCTTCGCCTGAACGTATCTTAGGCATAAAGTCCTGTAACAACTTGTCCGCATTTATATCTGCGTTTATTCTGTCTTTTATTTCATCTGCTTTATCCCGATTTCTGTTAGCCGTACCTATAAGAACGTCTTTATACATTCTTATATCTTCTTCACTCATAAGCGGCTTAAACTCTTCTTTATTGCCGCCTCTTGCAAAGCCTTCTATCCGTTGTATAGCGTGTTGTATTTCGTGGGCTAAAATACTTTCTATTTTTTCCGGTGCTGCAATATCAGTTTCAATAATGTTAGAGCTGATAGAAATAACATTAGTATCTTTGTTGTAACTTCCGTCAATTCCGCTTGATAATGGCATAAAAGCAACTTCAATATTTTTAAGTTGCGGATAAGCTGTAAATAGTTCATTGGCTTTTATTACATCACTTAAGTTAAAGTTTTTTCCTCTATACCCTTCGTCAATCTTATCAAAATAAAAATCTCTGTTAATTATTAAATCAGGTATTTCAAACTTCCATTTGCCGTCGTTGCCTTTCTCCCAGCCTGTAGCCAGCCTGATTTCCTTAGCGTCTTTGTTTGCAGTTTCCATTTCCTTAGCAATGGCAAGATTCTGCATACGGCTTACGCCTTCCGCAACTTCCTCGTTTTTATCAAGGTTTGCAGCTCCAATTTCACCTGCAATCTGGAATAATGTTTTATTGACATTTTCATTTGTTGTGGTATTATCGTTATTAGCGGTGTTTGCAAGAGTAGCAGTGTCATTCTTGCTGCCGTTTTCGGTTCCGGCAATGTCTGTCCTACTGTCGGAAACATCGCTATCTTTTTCAAAAGCTGTTAATAACCAATTCTTATTTTTACCATTCCAAGTTAATCGAACACCTGCTTTGTGTGTTTTACTTTCAAGTTGTACTCTGTTTTTACTTCTATCAGTAACAGTCATACTATCAAGTATTTCCTGCAAGTTTGCTAAAACTTCCGGGTGATATTTTGCCAACTTTGAAAGCCCGTAACCGTCACTATGACCAGTTCCTTCTTCTCCCCATACTAAATCAATGTCGCCAATATCTTTGTGATGTAAAGCGCCTATTGCTTCGCCGCCCTGTTGACTAATTAGGAAGGCTATAGCCTGATTTGGCCGTCCTTTAAAACAATCGTATATATTGCCAAAATCACCTTTTCCGATTGGAATAATCTTTGACTTTTGAAACAACATATCGCCCAAGCTTTCAAAGCTTTCGTCTTCATCTTCCCCATAAGCGCTTTCGCTTGCAGCGTCTACAATAGCGCCGGCCTTTGCCTGCTGTGTTTCATCAGGATTTTTTAATACTTCTGCGACTTCCTCTTTCTGTTCATCAGTAAGATTAAGATTCTCAAGCGCATTATCAATAGCGTTATTTTCTGTTTCAGATTCCTCATTTGTTACCTCATCAAGTTTCTTTTCTGCTTCTGTAACTTTATCTGCATTTTCTTCCGCATATTCTGTTACTTCTGATTTTTCCTCGCGCTCTGCTGCTTCTGCCTTCTTTGCGTCTTCTGCTTCCTTCTGTGCAGCAGCCTGCTTTGCTTCTTCGTCGGCCTTCATCTTTGCGCGGTAGGCTCTATCTTCTTCCTCTGCGGCCTTTTCAGCCTTTGCCATAATGCTGTCGTCACCGGCTAAAAGCTGGTTATAAACTTCTTCAATCTCCGGTGTAAAATCAATGTGCTTTTTAAGCGCATTAAAAGCACGTGCCAAAAACTCCGCAAACTTCTGAAAGATGTTTTTAAGCTCTTCGCTTTCGGCTCTTCCGGTCTTAAGCCAGTCCTGAAAGCCGTATGCAAAAGCTTCTGCCGCGCTGTCTGTGTGGCCGTCTGCAAAAGTAAACTTGCTTCCGATCCAGTCCCCGTCGATTACGTTAAAAGCCTTTTCCGCCTGCGCCTTTAAGTCGCCTGTTAATTGCGACTGGAATACGTGCGCAAGTTCGTGTACCCAGGTAGAGAAGTCCGCATTTTCTCCTGCATAAATAACGGCCTTTACTTCCTGCCCGAAGCGCTTCCATTCCATAGCGCCGGCCTTTCCTGTGGTAGTGTCGCCCTGTGCTGCTACTGCGTCTTCAAACTCTTTTTCAGTCGCAAAAATACGGCTGCTGAAAGTCTTGTCTACATAATCAGATAAACTCATTCCCATTCGCTTAGCAGCACTTTCCAAAAGTGCAATACCAGCCGCAACCTGTTTATTTGACAATTCCTTTTTGACATAAGAAACATTGCCATTTTCATCTGTTACCTGCTCAATGCTATAAATATTCTGCCTTAATTCAGTAGCAACACGCTTTCTTGTCTGAATATCTGAAATATCTTCATCAGAATAATAAGAAAGTCCGGCCTTCTTTCCGTTCGGGTTATTTTCAATCAGGCTTTCCTTTATTTTCTGTGCAGCAGGCTTTATTGTATTCCATTCGATTTTATAGCCTGCATACTTACGGCTAAATTCGTCAAACAATTCGCCCCGCAAACCTTCGCGCCCGTCCGCCATTTTGAATGCGTCAATCGTTACTGTTTTGTCCGCTTCGTTTGCGGTGTAGTTGATATATCCGTAGCGGTTGTCTTTTTCTTTTGATCTGTCGCCAGCTCTGAAAGTTCCGCTTATACTTCCGTCCTCGTTTTTTGTTTCGTCGTCCTGAATATCCAGGCGGCCTTCTTCGTTTCGTGCAACGTCGTCCAGCGGCTCTTCTTCACCTTGCTCGTTTACCTCGCGTTCTTCGGCTCCTTCTGCATAGTCTGTTGTTTCAAGAATTTCTTTTGCTTTTTCGTTTATTGCTTCTTCTTTTCTCTGCTGTGCGCGTTCCCATATTTCGCGGGTAGTAGACTTAAGGTTTTCTTCTCCCATTCCTTCAAAAATAGGATTTTCTTTTACAAGATTGTGGAAGGCTTCCGGGCTTTCAACGGCTTCTGCTGTTTCTTTTACCTTTTTAAACTCCTTAATTTCTGCTCGTGTGTTTAGTCCTGCAGGAATAAAACCAAGAGAAAGTGCGCCAAGTACGCCGCCCCGGAAGGCTTCTGCAACTTGCTTTACAATGTGTTTTGCGTCGTCGTCGGGAATATCGTAACCGTCAAGTGCGGCCATAACTTCCTGTCCTGCAATAGAAGTAAGCTCCTGCAAAAACTCTTCTGTACCTTCGCCCAAAACGTTTTTACCATGCTGTGCAAGATAATTCAAAACAAGTTTCTTTCCAGCGCCAAAATGAAATCGCTTAAATACCTTCTGTCCGATTTTTTCTACAGCCTTTTCAGCTGCGTTTTTAGCAGCTTTTTTCCCCATAACGCGGGCCGTGCCTTTTACGATTCCGCTTGTAATACCCAGGTCTGCTTCTATAAGTCCCTGAATACCGCCGCTTATCATAGAAATAGTTCGGGCTGTTTCCGGTGTAGCGCCATTTGCCAGCGCGTCTATATATTCCTGTCCGCTAGAAAGATAAGAAGAGGTAAGAAAGGCTGCTCCGGTTCCCACAGCCGGTGCAATAAAGTTTCCGATGATACCAGCACCCGCAACGGCTCCTGTAAATGGCAAACTCTGCGCACCGGCTTCAAGGGCCTCCATAACCCAGCTTCTAGGCGCATTGTCCTGTAAAAGTTGATTGCGCTTGTAAATTGTGTCAATTTCAGCCATAAGCGCATTTGCCATTTCTGTATCATTTTCGCGGTGTGCTTTCATCAGTTTATGGCCAAGCTCACCAAGCTTTACGTTATTTTTACCCAACGTAAACATATCGCTTAAAGCTTCATAGCGTGCCTTCTGTCCTGTAAGTTTTGTAAACTGTGCTTCATTAAAAGCATCAACATTTTTGTAAGCTTCATCAAGCGGCATACCGTACATCTGCGCATACTTAACAGCACTTCCGATTCTGTAAGCTTCTTCCTGTGCCTGTTCCGGGCTTTCAGCTTTTCCGATTATCTGATTGAATACACTGTAGTATTCGTCAGGGACTTCAACGCCATAACGGTTCCAGTTTCCATAATGCTGTTCTTTTGCCTGATTATAGCTTTCTGTTTTTTTATCCCAAAATCCGCCTTCTGTTTTTCCGGTTGTATCTGCCTGCTGTGTTTTCTGTTCTTCCTGTTTCTTGTTCCAATACTCACTTTTCTGTGTAGGCATAAAAAAATCTGACATAAAGTAAAAACTCCTTATATCAGATTTTAGATTGCGCAATGCTGATTTGTTATAAACAAGATTTAACTTTTAAGAATAAGATTAAAATGCGCCGTCTTCTCGCTGCTTCTTACCCAGTCTTCGTATTTAATACCAAACTTATTAAAGAATTCCTCTTCCGTCATTTTATCTTTCTTTACATTCTTTGCAGCTTTATTAATTGCATTTTCTGTGTCCTGTAAATAAATCTGCCTTGTTGTCTGATTGCCATTTGATGTATTCCATTCTTCGCTGGAAACTTTTCCCGAAGCCTGCATAGCTTTAGGAATATCAGTCTTACCTGCAATGTTTGTATTTGTATCTTCAACACGGCCATGCTTAAGGTCTACTACGGCTGCATGCGCCTGCTTCTCTGCTTCTTTAGCCTGCTGTTTTGCTTCTGCTCTTGCTTCTTTTCCGCCTTTCAAATTGCCTTCGATGGTTTCTTCTGGATTGTGATAGTTCTGCAGAATAAAGCCTTTGTCACCTTCTTTTGGAATAACTACCCATGCTTCATTCTTGTAAGTAATAACCGGAGTAGAAGTAACATCATCATGCAATGGATCCGGCTTATAGAAGAAGTCAATTTTTCCATAATCATCTTCGGAAATACCGCGTGTTGCTGCAAAAGCGTTTTTAAGAACATCCACAACGCCGCCTTTTGCTTCAAGCTCTGCTTTTTTTCCAAAAGTATTTCCGTTGTAGGTGTAAAGGAAGTCGCCTTCGCTGACAAGTCTTGCAGCTTTTGCAACGTCAGTTTCGCTCTTTGCATTGAATGTCTTAAGAAGCTTTCCTTTTTTATCAAGCTCTAGGAATTTTGTTTTTGAAAGGATTACATCGTTTTTTGTCTTATTAAATCTTTCTACAAGTTCTTCGTCTGATTCATTTGCATTAGATCCCAATACAGTATCTACCCACAAGTTAGAAAGCTGAATAACTGTGTTGTCGTCATAATCATCAGGATTCTTTTTTATATCATCAACAAGCGGTTTTATTTGAGTATCAAAAACAAGTTTAAGTGCCGGACGGGATTTTATAACCAGGTCATACATCTGGTTTCCCAATGTATCTTCGGAAGCACTGCTAAAATACTTCTGCCCCCAGGTCTTTTGACGTTCTGCAAGGTTTTTGTCCTTATTTTCTTTATAATTTTCATAGTGCCAGCTATCAAAAAGAGTTTGCGACATAATCCTTTTTCCGTCGTGATAGTTTACTATCTGTCCGTTTCTTACAAGCTCTACAGCAATATCAGGCGCTGATTTTATAAAATCCTCAAACTTATCATAATCAACTCCACTTCCACCGGCTCCACTGCCACTTCCTGATTTTCCGCTTGACAAAAATAAATCAAAAACTTTTGAATAATGCTCTGTTCTGCTTTCATCAAGCTGCAAGCCTTTGAATGAATTAAGAAGCATCTGTCCTTGTCGTGCAATGGTCTGCCGTTTTTCCCAAGTGTCCTGCTGTAACATCTGCTTTTCAATATTTGCAAGCTGTAAGCCGTTCTTGTTCTGCATATCACGCAAAGCAGCGTTATAGCTTTGCTCCATTATTTTATTTATCTGCTCATCCAAGGCTTTTGTGTCAAACTCTGCCGGAAGTCCTTTTATGTCTGTATGCTGTAAACTAAAGTCTACATTATCAAAGTCGCTCTTAAACTCTTCATAAGTTTTACCATTCTTAATTCCGTCGGCTTTTGACTGTTCAAAAACTGTAAGCTTAGCGTCAACATAACAGTTTTTATAGTTCATTTCTTTCTGCTGCTGGTATTCAAGCGGGTTTAAGTCGCCGCTTTCATATAAGCTTCTGTCAAGTTCGTTGTAAATATTAAGAAGGTCTGCGCCGTGGTGCAGCTGTTTTGCGTTCTGCTTTGCTGTCTGAACATCTGCTATACGTTTCTGCGACTGGCGCTGCTCCGCCATCTGTCCAACTTTTGCGCTAACTCCTACGCGATGTTGTTCCATAATGGCTTCAAACTGCTGGGCCTGCAAATTATTACGGCAATAGTACGGGCTGTTCTTGTCACTCATTCCGCTTTTTACGCGGGTGAAAAAGTCGTTTATTTGTGTATTCCATTCTTCATCATTAGAGGATTGTCTTATTTGTGCCAGCTCATTATTAATATCCGTCTGCAGCTGAATTTCTTTTGTCTGTGTAGAAAGTCTTGCCTGTTCCTGGAATTCCTTGTCCAATGTCGTTGCGATTGTACTTGCGCTGTGTAATATGTCACCAAAGTTTCTGCTAAAGCTTCCCATTTTTTTTTACCTCATACCGATTGCAAGTTTTGTATTGTTTTTTAGCATTTTGGATGTATTAACTGATGTTTTAAAATTCATTACATCACTCTTAACCATATCTGTAATATTCTTGCCGTCAACATAACTCTGAGCCATACCACCAAAGAAAGCTTTAAAACCACCCCAAAAACTGTTTCTGTCGTCAATCTCATCTTGTATTTTTTTGCGATTATATCTCCAGCTTTCTTCCATCTGATTAAGGTTATTCTTATAGATATTATAGTTACTGCCACCTTCTGCATAAGAATTAACTAAATCCAGCGCATTCTGCCGTGTTGTATCAGCTTCAACGCGGTTACCAAAAATATCAACCTTATATCCTGCAAGATTTGTAAGAAGCTTTCCAAGCTGGTTGCTTTCTGTAGTTCTTGCTGCGTCCTGACTGAACTGCAACTGCTGGGAATTAACAGCGCTTTCCATTTCAACGGCTTCTGATAAACTGCTTCCGGCTCTGATTCCGCTTCCGGCAAGTCCTGCAAGGCTTGCGCCTGCGCTTTTTCCAGCACCCATTGCCTGAATATTCCAGTCCAAAACATTCTGATTCTGACTTAAATATAAACTGTCAATAGTAGCATTAATATCCTGACTTACAGAAGATTCTGTAATGTCCTGCCCTAAATCAGATATATCAGCCTGTATATTTGCCTGATTTGCATTTTTTTCGGCTTCCGCCTTTGCTGCGGCAAATTTCTCCTCTACATCTTTTTTGTTGTATTGATAAAGTTTATCAAGATAATCCCGATAATCTTCGAGCTTATCCGCCATTTCATAGTTATTTACAAGCGATGTAACACCGCCTGTAAGAGCCATAGCCAATGTAGCAATGGCCATTCCGCCTGTTACTGGATCCATCTATATTCCTTCCTTACGCCGTCTGCGCGTCAACACTTAAAATATTAACTGCCCGCGGTTCGTCCGCTTCCAGCTCAAAAGTAACGTCCCTGTCTGTCACTCCAGGGTAGGTGATCTTTCCGATTCCTGAATACGGCAAGCTTGTAATTGTCGTAAACTTCTCGTCTGCTACGCCCGTGCATTTCATAACCGGCATATAACTGTCTAAAAAGCGCACAAGAAGCGCCGTAATGCGCCGCTGCTCCTTCTGATTTATAACCGGCATACTTTTAATATAACTTCTGAACTTATATCCGATATAAACAGTGTCGTTTTCCCCGATAAATCCCGAAGGAATATTGTCATAATCGCAAGTCTTATTCTGCGTCTGATTAAACAAAATCGCGCCTGTCGTGTAGCCGTCTGCAGGATCCTGCGCCTGAGAGTTATATTCCTTAAAGCTATCAAGGTAAACTTGCTTTCCTAAATCCAGCTTTTCAAGAAAATACCTTCCGCCGTCTTCCACCACAAAGAAAACTAAATCATACTCATCATCGCCGCGTGTAACTGCGCAGTTCTTGATTTTTCCGTGGGTAGAAATTCTTCCCCATGCCATAATCCCGTTTGTTTTATCGTAAAGCATTTCCGCTGCCGTTCCGTCGGCCCTTACAATAATCAAACGTGAATAAGGATTTGTCATGTAGTCAAAATCAACGGCCTTACTCTCGCGCAAAATATGATCTGCAAGAAGCGCAATATTATTAGTCTGAAAAGCGTTTACAGCATAGTCATTATTGTAGTAAAACTCCCGGATTCCTTTCTTACCCTGAGCAAAATAAACTGTCGCAGTTTCTACTGCCTGCCCCTGTATTTCATCACTTCCATATCGGCCCTGCATCGAAGCGGTTACGTTCAGGGCTGAAATATCAGCCGCAACGCTCCATATACTTGATTCTGTTCCGATTGCCAAAAACTTGTTTGAGCTTAAAAACATAATGCTGTCGTTCTGGTCACTTGCAAGTTCAAAGAATAATCCGCAATCGGCTGTAGTTATGTTGTTTGAATTTACTACAATGTCGTAATCTTCTGCACTGGCTGTTTCTGAACTTCTCCATAGCTGCAGGGTTAAAACCTGATTTTCAAGCGTTGTCTTTATAACTTCCTTCTGTTCTTCAACTTCCTGCCCCTTATCATCAGTTTTCTTTTCCGTAATGATTTCAGTTTCATCAAAAACAATCTTTGCAGTATTGATGGTAAGGGTATTGCTAGTTGCCGCAAGCACTTTAGTTCCCACCGGAATTTTGTTTCCCGTAACGTAATAGTCCGTAATCGGATAGGAAAGCCCGCCTGTAGTAAAATCTGCCGTTACGTTCCTTAAAACAGTCTGTCCCGTTGCTTCATTTACGTCTTCCTTCCTTATATCGCAGGTAAAAACATGTAAATCAGCGTCTTTCACGGCACGGCTTACGGTTACATACTTTTTATAGGTTGAAAACTCGTTGTAACGTTCTTTTGTTTCATCCGGTGCCGCACTTGCCCATACCTTCTGAGGTTCGTTTCTTGTTGAAGCAAAAAACAGACGGTTATTGAAGAAAGCAACACATCCAGGGTATTTATTTTGAGCATCAAAAAGCGCCGTATCAACATTCGGATCAGTTCCGTACAAAGCCCATCCGTCGTTGTATTCGTATAGTTTTCCGTTAAGAACAGCGTAAAACTTTGTAATTCCGAGCGGAAATTCCTTTGTTGTAAGCTGGCTTCCGTTTGCAACCGGCATGTAATAAGTAAACTTTCCGTGTCCGTCGCTTGTAGATTCCTTAAGCGGTAGTGTATCAACCGGTATCATAACATAGTCAAAATCATCATCAAGCTGTACATCCGGGTAAAAGTCAAACTCCATTTTAGAAGCCGTAAAATACTGCGGACTTCCGGCATGCCATTGAATGGCATAAGGCGGGAAGTCGCGGTGTGCAAAAATCATTGTGTCATAGTTCTGTGCGTAATGCAGTTCTTTAATGACTGCCAGGCTATTCCAGACAGTTTCAATAGTCTGCAGGATAACCAGGCTTCCGTCGCTCTGCTGTTTCCATACAGCTAAACTCTGTGCTTTCAGTTCAAAAATAAAAACTGTGTCCTTATTCACAATAAACGGGATTATGCGGTTATTGCCTGAAAGCTCTGCAACTCTTTCAGTCCCGCTTCTTCTTTTAATTCCGCCAGTTGGAATAATTTCAAAGTTTTCAATTCTTGCAGCCCCCTGATAATACTGTCTTATATCAGTGCGGCCGTTAAGGTTTTGAGAAAGTTCTCCTGACGCAAAGTTAGTTATAAGCATTTATACTTCCCCCAGTCCCAGCTCTTCAATCCACCAGCGGTTACCCTTAGTCTTATTTCGCGCCATTTCCGCGCTCTTTTTCTGCGCATTGTTTGCAATAATCTGCGCTTCATTAAACAGCATCTGATATTTCTGTGTGTCGCCGGTGAGTTTCAAAACAACACTTGCCGCTAAGTCACATTCAATGTATGCACTTAACTGCGGGTCAAACTTCGGCTCATCATAAAAATTATAGTCCTCTTCAATAAGCGTGTAATAGGTCTGTTCGCTGTCCCAGCTTTCAGCCTTAACGTAAGCATCTTCATCCAGGTAATAGTATTTGCTCAGGTCAGCTTCAACCGGCTCTGAAACTTTTTCGTATTTTCTCTTTCCGGAAAAGTAATTTGTGATGTAGATAAGTACAGCGTCTGCGGTGTCCGTATAAATAAATCCGCCTTCTACAATGTAGCTGTCATTACCTACAAGTCCTACAACCTTTGCACAATCTGCCGGAAGTGCATACATAAAATCATAAGTTGTAAGATTTTCTTCTGTATCAATGTCGATTACTTCAAGTCGCGCTCTTTTCTTCTGGCTGGTCCAGTCGTAAGAAGAAAGCGCCTGTAAAATAGTTGCGTGGTAAAAGTCTTTTACAACCCTTACGCGGTTGCTTGTTCCTTCTTCCCATTCAGATTCAGTAATAGGCTCTTCGCCGGCCTTTGCAAAAGCTCTTGCAACTATGTCTTTATTAATATTCATAACATGCCAACCTAAAATAAAATATGGGCACGGCACGTTTCCGCACCGCGCCCCGTAAAACAAAAGCTAATCCAGCTTTACAAAGTGGCCATTGTCACCAACCGGCGGTTTTACCGATTCCGGAAGCTCTACCACGCTGTCAGCGTGATAAAGCCTGTCATTCCAGTAACATGTAGTTTTTACCCTGTATTTAACAGTTTTTTCTGTTTTGCCGGCGTCTTTTGCTGTTGCGTTCTGATTATCAACCATACATTACACTCCCAGATAAACATCCATACAGGCAGAAATTTTACCTGCAGTATGAGTGCCAACGCCTGTAACGGCTGCACGCATGTACTTGTAATTCCAGTTCTGTGGAATATGAACATCAAAGTTTGCATCCTTTGTAAGTTTTGCTTCCAGGATAACTGGAGACTCAGCAACAGTAACATAAGTTGAGTTATCGTTACTTCCCTGTACCAGAAGCTGTACGGAAGTTCCGCCAGCAGCGGCAGTTTCAACAATAAAGTTTACTGCTCTGTAAGAAGGGTCTGCCTTGTCAATTTTAAGAACATTACCAAGTGCGTCAGTGCCGGCACTTCCAAGAGTAACCGAGCCAAAATTAAGGGCAGCATCAAATCTTGATTTCTGCATATTTGCATCTCCTTTAATCAGTTAAGCCCCGCATACGCAGGGCATATTTTTAGACTACCTGTGATTCAGTCATCAGGATAGAAGGACACTTACGGATTCTTCCATCTCCAATTTTCAAAACGTCATTACCCCAAGGGTCAGAAGAAGGGTAAATAACGTTAGACTTCTGGTTAGCTGTCCAGTTAAGAATACCCTTGATAACCGGGTTACATGCGATTGTGATTGTTCCGCCGCCAACAGCAAGATTGTCAATATTTTTAGAAATATATTCAGCAATCTTTTCACCGATGTTGTTAGCAGTCTTATCAATGTTTGCAAGACGGATAACAGATTTTGAGTGACGAACAGCAAGACCGCGTGCAATGCGGTAATGAGTTTCGTAGCCCATATAACTTTTTCCGTTTCCATCTTCAATTTTATGGCGTCCAAGATCTTCAACTTCAACACCAAAAGTCTTGTGTCCTTTAGGGTAGATAAGATGAGCCTTATCGCGCGCCCATTTGATAAGGTAAATTGATGTAAGGTTGTTGCCAGTACCGCCCATGTCAATAACAGTTTCGCCGTTAATCTTGTTAAGACGAGTTGCAAAACCATTAGTATAATGAGGATCTGCATTGTGATTACCGTAAAGGATATCGTCAGTCATATCCTGGCTGAGACCTTCAATAAAAGCTGCCTGCTCGCTCATAAGCAGCTCTGCTCTGTGGTTAGCATTGTCAAAGCCAGCTTCATCAATAAGCTGTGCATCAACCTGAGAGAAGATTTCAATGTTAGAAATTACATCTTCAATAGTCTTTGTCTGGCTAGAAGCTTTTCCAACACCTTCATTGTAGCCTCTGTGCTCACCGTGAGGGAGTGCAGTTCTTACAAGTGTTGAATGAACTGTGCCTTTATTTGCCTCAATCAAAGGTGCATCCAAAAGCAGCTCGTCAAGTCTTGCAAGCTCTTCGATAATCATACGGCAATCAGGATTACTGCCGTTAAGACGTTTTGCCACTTCAAGAGAAGTAAGCTGGTCTGTTAAACTCAAAACAGCCATATAGAATTCTCCTTATTTTTTATTTTTGTAGAATGAGAAGGCACCGCCTTCTGAAATAGATTTATAATCGTCAGTTTTACCGCCGGTATTACCTGGCGATCCCGCCTCAGCATTCATTTCACCAAGATTAATGAACATCTTTACGACTTCATAATCTCCCAAAAGTCCGGCCTTATCGAGTTTTGCCGCTAAGCTCTGTCCGCCGTAAGCCGCAACGCCTCTCTTAAGCATTTCTATCTTTACCGGATAGTCCTTGCCGTACTCCTTCTGGAGTGCTGACTGTGTTTCGTGCACCTGTGCCTCAAAAGCGGCTTTCTGCTGCTCTGCGGCGTTTTTCATCGCACTTGTTCCCACTTCCTTAAGGCTCTGGTAAAGTGCCTTAGCCTGTGCGTCAGTGAGGTTATTCTTAAAGGCCATTTCACGGAAAAGTTTTGCGTCGTCCCCTTCAATAGAATACTTGTCGGCACTTTCAGGCTTACCAAGATTTTTATAAAAGGTTTCGATTTCCTCTGCGCTTGCGTTTTCCCCAGGTTTCACAATGCTATTCCCCAGTTTGCCCTCAAGCTCCAGGTAAGATTTAGCAAGGTCGCCGACTTTCCCAAATTTCTTGAGTTTTTCAGCTGCTCCCGCATCCTTTGTAATGTCGCCAATCTGCTCCATCCAAGCCGGATTCGGTACATCCCCGCCGCCTTTATTTCCGTCTGCATTAGGCTTATTCCCTGCGCCGTTATCCCCACCGTTTCCGGCAGGTTTTGGATCAGGTTCAGCTCCCTGCATTCCGCCCATAATGTTCTTAATGTCATTAGCTCCGGCATCTGGTGCCGGTGTCTGCTGTGTTTCTCCGTCCATGTTTTATCTCCTATTTATTACTCAGTTTTTCTTCATAAAGTATACGAGCTGCAAGAATTTCTTCGTATACTTTCATAGCATTAAGCTGGATAATAAGATAATGTTTCTGAACATCATCCAGAGCTTCAAACTTTTCTGATTCAATAAAATCACCAAGTTTATTGATTTTTTCATCCAGTTCTTTAAGCTCAATTCTCATGCGACCAAGATAATCTGGCTTAAAACATTTCTTTTCGCCTGTAGTATCAACCATTCCGTTTTCTTCTGAGCCGCAGCAAACGCCGTCGGTTACTTTGTTTTCACATTCAGTACAGTCTTTTTCCATGTTTAATTCTCCTTTCTGCAATCGAAAATTGCATCACTTATCTGCATATCATTATTGCATCCAAGTCTTTTAAAAATCATAAACTTTGCATAATTATTTAATGCAATTTGTCTCTCATTTTCGATTCTGTGATTGAAGAATTCCAAGTCATACAAAAGCTGATGCAAAACAATTTTTCCATCGGGCGTACCAAAAACACGGCGAAAACACTCAGTCATTCTTTTGTCACGCTCTATGATTATTCTTTTTTTCTCTTCATCATCTTCATCAAGTGTACTGAATATTTTTTCATATTCCATTTCTAAATTAGCCATTCATTCCCCCTGTAAGCTGTTTGTTAATCTGATCCATCATAGACCCCTGTTGTGCAGCTTCACCCATCTTGTTTGCGTTCTGCATGAGTGTCTGAGCCATTGCCATCTGCTGCTGCTGTGCGGCCGCCTGCTGTTCCGCCTTAATGCGTTCCTCACGGATTTTCTTAACGTCATCATCTTCGCGGATAACATTCTGAGGCATTTTCATACCTTCCATAGTGCTCTTCATAAGCTGGTCGCCGTCAATAAAATCACCAGCATTAGGAAACATCTGCATGATAGGACCGACTGCGCTAAGAGCCTGGAGAGTTCCGCCCATCTGGTGATATTTCTGCTGATTCTGAGCAAGAGGCCCCGTAAAGTCAATTTTGATTATCGCCTTACTTTGCATCAAAGCCATAGGCGGCGGCGGTAAAAGCTGCGCCCTCATAAGCAGGCTGAAACTTCTTGAAATAACGTTGGAAAGGAATTCATTAAGATTAACTATAAAAGTCGAAAGTGTAGCCGCCTTTTCTCCCTGCAACTCCATAACCTCAGTAGCAGTCATATTGCCCTGACGTTCCTGCAGCGCAAGGAAGTAATCAACATAAAACCAGTCCTTAACGTCCTTATCGTAGTTTGCAAGCTCCTGTAAAGTGATAGGATAATTTTCTCCGGTTCTCAGTGCTTCAAGAGTGCTGTTTTGAGTAGGCTTATAAGTAATTCCCCTTGGACTTAAGTCAATATCGTGCATGTCTTCGCTTGCAAGCATAGGCGGTTCCGCAGAAGTCTGTGCAATCTGCAGGCTTGTTTTCTTAATTATGTTCAAGGCTTTTATTTCATTAAGTGCATCCTGAGAAGGACTTGAGCCGTAAGCAAAGCCTGAATATTTCTCCCACGTAAAAACCGCAAAGGGGAATTCATTGTAGCCCGATTCTGATAATATCCATCTGTTTGTAAGGTCAATGTAAACACAGGCGTAAGGCATGTTTTTTGAGTTCTTGAATTCAGGCTTGTACTCAGTACGCGGATAAACGCACATCAGAATTTCGCAGTCATCATTCCAGTGTGTAGTTTCCTTTACCTTTTCCCTCATGTTTTCGTGTACGTTTTCTTCACCGAAAAAGTCAACGATGTTTTTAAGCTTGTCAGAATACCAGCGGAAACAGGTGTCTATCTCTCCGTAAGGGTTTACATCAAAATAAAGCTGATTAGGCGGATAGTGAATGAAACGAAGCCTGCTGTTTTTAATATCCTCGTCAATAAAAAGTGCACCGTGTCCTATGCAGGTACAGTCACTTACGGCCGGATTTGTTTCCCGGTAAAAGTTAGTACGGTTGAACATGGCAAGCATGATTTTCTCGCAGTCCTCAAGCCAGTCTTTAACGCCGTATTCATTTAAAAGAGAGTTATCTTCAAGTCCCAGCTTAAACCATACAAGGGAAGGGCTTACGGCATAACCTACAATTCCTGCATCCAAAGTCTTCTTGTAACCGTAAGCCTTTGAAGTAAAACGCTTAGGACGTGTCGGCACGTCGCCAACCTTTTTCCATTCATAAACAATATTGTTAGAAAACTTCTGGGCTTCCGTCCAGTCATCTTCAAACTTAGCGCGGTTATCCTTAAGCTGCTGCCATCTGGTTTCAAGTTCCTTTATTAATTCTTGCTTTTCCATACTACAATTTTATATTGCAGTAAATTAGCAAGTCATAAACAAATAAAAAAAAATCCGCCGGCAAGTATTGCAGCAACTTACCGGCGAAAAATGGGTTATTATTTAATAATCTCCGCAATAGGAGAGGGCCTTTTTCCTGCGCCCCAACAGTTCCTTATATCGGGATAAACTCCCTTAAAATACTTTACCCATACGGGCAAGCTACTTTTATTCTTTAATTTCTTTTGTTATTAATACTCTGTCTGTATCTAAAGTGAGTACAAAAGGTATTCCTTTAATTGTGCCTCTATTAACTCTTTCTGTTGGTGTATCAACTTCAAATTGAATTTCATTACCGATTATGCTTTCTTTCAATAAATCGCGATATGAATTAATGCTTAATTCAATTTGAATTCCATAGCCTTCTTTTTTAAGTCCTAATCTTTCTAATTCCTTTGCAGCTTTTAAGCTTTGTTCATATAATTTATTATAATTCATATTATACCTCGCTCTTTTATCGGCTATTTTTTCTTGCAATCTGATTACAGATTTCTTCCGCTTTTATCCTTTTTACCAATTAATAATATTGTCATTTCTTAATCTCCTTCTTAAGCACGTGCCAGTATATGGCCGTTGCGCCCCATAGTCCTACCGTCAAAACAATAGATAAAATCAATTCTGCCATATTATTTCTTTTCTCCAAAAATCTCTCTTGCTGTCATTGTTTCTTTGAACTTCTCACAAACTGCCGCAACCTGGACCGCTTCTTCTGCACAGCTTAAAGCAAACTGCCTTATAATCTCCAGCTGATCATACAAGCGCTCGTTATCATCACTCCTTATCATAATCCAAAGCGCTTCAAGCTGTACGCCCATTCTTTGAACTTCTTCTGAACACTCCTGAACTTCTTCCAAAAGCACTCCGTACCCTTCGTGTGTACTATGGTATTTCATTCCATGCTCTTTTGTAATTTTTCTAAATTCATCCAAAACTGCTTTATTAATTCTGTCTGTTGCTTTTATGTCTATCATTTTTTTTCTTCTCCCTAATTAAATGGATCCCAAGTTTTAATCTCCAAAATTAAGTAGTCCCTGCTCCTTAAACTTATTAAACCGGGCTTCTTCTCTTTCAAAATAAATATGATTTTTCTCACATCCGTAAAAATCATATCCATATTCCCAAGCAGCTATACGGCTACTTCCACTTCCTAAATGGCTGTCAAATATCTTAAAACCTTTTTGTGCAAAACGGCTTAAAAGATATTTGTATAACTCAACCGGTTTTTGAGTCGGGTGGATTTTTTTTTCACAGTTATATCCAGCATTTATTAACCTGATTAATTTTGCAGGCTTGTCATAACTGGTCCAAGCAAGTTCTATCTGTGAAAAATTTTCCCACGGCTGAACTTTATCCCATACAACGATACAACGTGTAGGATTTAAATTAAAATAATTTCCTCCCCATATAATTTGATTTTTAGATACTCTAAATAATTCTTGAAAGTAATCTTCTCCGGGTGGATTTTCATCCCAGCTACAATCTGAATTATTCAAAAATCTATTTTTAAGTTTTCCTGCGCCTCCATTTAGTCGTTTTCTTTTAGTGTAAACTCCACCACTGTAGCCGGCGCCTCTTCCCATCTTAGGCGCATTTATTCCATAAGGTGGATCCACTATTGCTAAGTCAAAAAACTTATCAGGAATATTTTTCATATACTCCATACAATCCATATTAAAAACTTCGCTTATCATTAAAACGGATCCCACTCCTTAGTTTGCCTTTGCGGTCTCCAGCTTCCATTTACTTTGCGTAAATGTGTAGTAGGGTGCATAACAAAGTCACTCATTACCGCATAGCGAAATTCATCGTAAACGTGGTCTTCCAACTTTGTATCTATATCCTCCGGGTGATTTGGATTAGGTGTAAGCATAGGAATTGTCCTGATAAACGCCTTGCAGGTATTAAATACCTGGAACATCGGCGTTCCGTTCTGGTCTACCGTCTGCTTAAAAATTTGATCCACCATAACAAGCCCGTTTATGCGGTCATTGTTTGCCGGAACCATATTAAATCCAACGTCTGCAAAATCCTGCATAATACACTGATTATTTTCCTCGCTCCATATTGCAGGATCCGCAACCATATCTTTAATTCCTTCAAGGCTTGCAAACTCCCACGCTTCCTGAGCAAGTACCCTAGATTCCTTTTTTACCCCAGTGTTGTATTCATCCTGCTTACAGCCGTAAAGCTCGCGATAACGTATCAAACGTCCCTGAGAATTAACCGCATAAAAGCCGATAGAATACGGCTTAGCCCATCCCCAGTCCATCGCACAGAAGCGGAACCACATTCCCTGTTCAAGAATAAACGGTTTGCATACATGTATGTTCGGTCTAAAACTTTCCAAAACCTGTCCCTCAAATACGCTCCAGTCTCCAAAACGCAAAGCACGTGCAATATGACTTGGAAGGCTTAACAGCTTCTTTTCATAATCAGGGTCATTCTGCATTAACACCTGATTATCATTCAAAGTAGAAGGAATAAAGCAGGCTGTATCACGGCTTTTTATTCCGTTTAATTCAGTTTCAATGTAGAAAATCTGATTCGGAATATGGTCATCCATAAAACGCTGCTTAATCCATCCGTGGCCGACTCCGCCCGGATTTCCCGTACCTCGTATATAACTTGGTACACCGTGCGCACTACGTAAACGTGACTTCATCATAAGCCAGCAGTAAGGCGTAGGATAATTGCCTAACTCGTCAATTCCTACCCACGTATACTGATGTCCTATGTAATGCTTCACATCTTTCTCATTTTCCAGATAGCGCATTTTTAGCGTCGCACGATTTGGAAAAATCCATATATTTGAGCCTTCCTTAGAGCCTTTTCCGACGAAACGTGCGCCCTGCGGTGTAAACAGTTCGTTAGCTCTATCCATAAGCTCTTCCAGCTCGTCATAGGTCTGTCGGAAAAGAATACCACGCCAAAACCGGCCGTACAGATCCGCACCCTGCATATAATCACCTATAAGCCAGTCACTTTTCCCTCCGCCGGCCGCTCCGCCGTAAAATAATTCCGTCGCCGGACACCTTAAGGCAAGCTCCTGTTTCGGCTGCGGCTTCCAGTACACTTCATAGCTCATAAGCCTTTCTCCAGTGTTATAACGCCCTTAAAATGCTTCTTAAGTTTTTTGTAAACAAATTCCTTGCAATCTGAATAATGCTCACATTTATCCACCGGACGTTTCGACCAGCCAAGTTTCATGCAGCAGCGGCAGCGCCAGTAAAAAGCAAGACAATTCTGCATGATTTCCTTTTCTACCTGTATTACCCGCATATCAACCGGTTTATCCATACGCAAATTCCCCTTAGAGCTACCAAAGTACGCTAATCCTTGCAGTCTTTCTCAGCAAGTTTGTTCCATTCTTCAACCGAAGCCGATTTAGGCACCATCTCAATAACTTTCAGCTTTTCTTCCACCAGCACTTCCGGCTTAATCAGGTTCAGATAGCGCAGGTACATCTGCATGTATTTTGACCTGTCTACAAGTTCGATTTTCAGCCCGAACTTTGTCGGCTCTATGCTCTTTATACACTTCGCTTTCTCTCCCAGCTGTGACAAGTCTTTTACCGTCAACGTGCCGTTGGCCTTTACAATCTCCGCAGGGTTGAAGTCCGCAAGAAGCATTAAATCCTTAAGAAGCTTGTAGCCGTTCTTCTCGTCCAGGTCAGCCTGACTTTCCCTCAAGAGTTTTGCAACTGCAATCTTGATGTGTTCACGGCTCATAAGTCGGCTAGAACAGGCTTCGCAAACTTCGTTACTCCGCTCTTTAATCTTCCCGGTTCTCTTGTCGCGCTCCTTGTAGACCGCCTTGTAACTTGCCGTCGCGTTCAGGAAGGTAAGGTCATCGGTACAGAAATGCAGCACAAAAAGCCTTTCTTTGTGTTTCAATTCTACATCCCATGTCTTTTCTTCTTCCTGCTGCAACATCCTTTACTTACCGCCTCTTAAAATATATCGCCCACGTTTTCGCTGGATTCTTCCAGCCCCCTCGCTTCGCGCTGCTCCTTTGCCTTAGCCGCAAGAAGCTTCGCAACGTGCGCCGGGTCATCCGGGCTTATATTATATTTTAGGAGTTCAGCTTCGCTTTCGTCATAAACGGCCTTACGGTCCGCTTCCGCTTCTTTCTGTGCCTGCATTTCCGCCCTGATAAACTGATTATCAGCTTGTTTTGCTGCAAGTATCTTCCCAGCATACTGCATTAAACACTGCCAGGCGTGCGGTTTAATCATTTCAGAAGGCAATAGGGAAATGTCTTTCCAGTACGGATTGCGCTTGCCTTCGTGCATTCGCTTAAACTCGGTGCATATAACACTGGCCACGGCTTCCGGCGTGTTCACATCATCACTCACTTTTAAGATCTTAGCGTTAAGAGTTTTGATAGCAGCAGCGGCCTGACTTGCGTTATACCCATAGCAATTCTTAGCAAAAAACTCATTCAGATAGCCCGAAACGTCCTCGCACTCTATACTTTCATTACCTGAGTTTGCAATCGACAATGCCTGCTCCGCAAGCTCATCAAGATTACCCGTACAGTCAGATTCCGTCTCTGTCTTTGTTTGAGTCTCTTCTGTCTGTTCTCCTGAATCTTTTCCGGCCCACGGCTGATGTTTCTGTTCGCAATTTTGCGTAGCCGGACTGTCAAAAGGTCCGGCGGAGCAAAATTGCTCTTTCTCAGTCTTATCTTTCTCTTCTTGTGTGTGTGTTTCTTTCTTACTCTTATCTAAAATTTCTTTCTTTCTTTCTGTCTCCTCGCCGTTGACGACATTTTTTTTGTTTTTGTCGTCAAAAATATTTTTGGCGACATTTTTTGCAATTTTGTCATTTTCGGGGCAAAAAAAATCGTCGCGCTGCGCCATTTCCTGCGCATTGCTGCCGGAGCTTTTCGGGGCTTCGTTCTGTCGCTCTTCCGTCTGCTCGCAGGCGGTTGTTTCGTCCGGTCGCATTGAACCGGTTGGAAAGTCCGCCGTTACGGCCTGTTCTTTTTCCTCTGTCATTTCAAAATCTTTTACTTCAAAATCTGCGGTTATAGCCTGCTGTTTTGATTCAATCATTTTCAAAACAATCTGGCGCCGCTGTTCCATAGTACGCGGAGGGTCTTTTGCGTTGTATTCCCAGTTGCAGAATCCGCATATAAAACTGTCTTCGCGCACCCTGTAAATAATGCGCCTTTTACGGAGCATATTTGCAATCTTAAAAACAATAGACGGCTTATCAACGCGCATAAGCTGCGCAAAAATTACGCCGTCATCCAGGTCAAACATACCGTCTTCATCCGCTTTCCTGAGCGCAGTTATATAGAACATATAAGGCGCAAAAGCATATTCGGGTGGTAACTGTTTTTCTACATTAAAAAAATCCTCGTCTGTCAGTAAGTCAGTCGGGAGTTTTTTCCAAGCCGCCGTGTTAAGCATTTTTTTTTTAATTCCTTAAAAACTGTTGATTTTATCTAAAACTTCATGATTGATTCCGTCACCGTAATCTTCCTCGTCATAAAGTTTGTAAAGTCCTCTTGAAACTTCATAAACCGGGTAGTGGAGAGATAAAGTTGTTATCACCTGAGCAACCCCGTAGTGACTTACGCCGCTTAATTCTTCGATCTGCGAAAATGTCAAAGGGTGCTTCTGCATTTCTGCGAAAATAAGGTTGTAATCAACTTTTTTTTTCCGGGGCTTTTTTTCCACCTCGAAGCTGAAATCAAACTCCTGCTGATACCAGCGCTTTTTTTCCACCTCGAAGCTGAAATCAAACTCCTGCTGATACCAGCGCTTTTCTCCCACCTCTCCCAT